GAATTGAGACGTGCTGCCAGGTGCAGCCGCTCGTCCACTCTTTCGGGTTAACTCCGGTACCTTGAAACCGGTCTCTGTAGGCGAATGGGCCACGAGAGTCTAGTGTGTGGGGGTTTTACATGGGCGTGGGAAAAGATCATAGATTAGAAGATAGCAGGAAGGGTTACTAAGACATTAGATACAGGAAAGCCGGAGGCCGGCCCTCGTAGCCGAGGCTCGAGGTTAATCCCTTCTCCATACACTAGGGTCCGAAGACTTGCTGGTCACGTCTCAATTCACCTCTCCCCCCTCACACTAATCACCCAGAACCACTCCCCCCTTCCGCACTCACCGAGTACATCTACTTCCACTGGCCGTCACTCACGAAAGACGTGAGAGTGTCAGGAGGAAGATAAGGGCGGAACTGCGTCGGGTTCACTCTCTCGACTATAAGGGGAGTAGTAGTAGTCAAGAAAGGGTGGTCGTCGAACCACTTCCATTTCGTCCGATGTGCAAAGACATCGAGCTGAGTTGCAGCGTGCAGCAACGGAGCCGGCCAAACAAAGGCCCACTTACGGACACCAAACGAAAGTCTTGCCGCGACAAGATGTGGTGGGAGCTTGAAATCCCGACTGGTCGCATGTCGTCTCCGATCGATACGCTCCTCGTATGGGCGTCCGATTTGGCCACGACACTCCTCAACACAATCACGCTGTAGCTTCGCAGCGGCATTGGTTACGACCTCGTAGAAAGAAGCTCGAGGGGGCCTCCCAACCACCATGGGCACAGACCTCCTCATCCCTCGATTTGTGACGGAGCAACCACCCAAAAGGGCAGCCACCCTGAACCACCGTTTTCGTAGGAGTTTCTCTCTCCATCCAGGCGACAGCTCCGAAAAGGAGCCAGAGACACCACGGGCGGTAATCTCTCGAGCCATCATTGACATCACCCTCTCCTGGTGACCTGTCGCAAACGACTCAATCCCCTGGATAACAGAAAGAAGGATCTCGCCGGGGACATACCGGTCAGGACGAAGAAAAGACAAAGAAGGCTTCGCAACAAAAGAGTTGCGACGCACGTCGAAGACTCGAGAATTCAACTCAAGCCACCGTGCCGACCTACCTGTCTTTTCCTCATTAACGACGAGTCCGAAGCATCCTGTCACGCCCCTCCACAAACGGTAGAGCTCGAGCGAACCACAGAACACAACATCATCGCCGTTGAACCTGCCAACACGCCTTCTTTCACCCCGTGGGAACGCCATATCACAGGCAATCTCGTGACACGCCTTGTTTAGCAGACATAACAACGGGAAACTGACTAGGTTGCCCATCATACTGCCCCTCTTGATACGCCGACGCGGATCACAAGGCTTATCACACCACGAAATGTCGGAAAAACTCCCGACAAGAACCCTCCTCTCGAAATCGGACAACTCAGGGCACCTCGCGATCTCTTCAACGATAACGCCTACGGCGGGGAGGTAGATATTATCAGTAGCGGCCTGGTAGTCGCCACTGACAAAAACTTCCCCATCCCGCCGATCGTTGATCACTGACCGGAAGTGCTCCTTCGTTACGTCCCCCCGTACGCACCAACCTGACGAGGTCAGATGGTCGTAAAGTGCCCTGTGAACTGGCGTCAAAACCTCTTTCACCTGGGCACTCTGCATAGTGACCACTCTGAGCTTTCCCTTAGTCTTGGCCACACCGCGCCGTACGACGCCCCAAGCATGTGAGTACTCGAGACGACCGCACGCCAGTGTCCCACCAAGTTTCATCGGGACCTCAAAGCAGCCCTGCTGGTCAGGGACATAATCACCCATCTCAGGATCCCCCACACTCGTCCGACACCGCTCTAACCCTCCTCCCCAACCTTTGATCAGCTGACGAACCTTCAGTCGAAGGTCCATTAACATCTCGCCAGTTGGCAAAGCCTCAGTAGGAATGTCACGGGACATATGCTCAGCCCACTTTAACTTCGCCTCGGCCCGGAGAAAATTATCACAAGGAGTGCAAGCGACATCAAAGAGACGCTTACACGACTTCATCAGCGACCCGAGTCTCTGATTAGTCCTACTCCTCGCGGGTGGGCGTTCCAGCTCCACTCTCCGAGTCAACACATCCCAAACCTTCCGCAAGTGCATGCAGTTGGCCCCAACCGGGGCAGAAAAATCATGCTGGATCTTAAATTCCAGACGCATGATTTCAACTGCGCGTTCAAGCGCTTGTCGAAGTGCACCTGATGCAGAGCATCGGTGGTTACCCTTACCTCCACGGTCACGGGACCGGGTCTTG